GAATAATTTACCCTCATCGCCGCTAGCAATTGTATAATTATCAGTTTTAGTAACATAAGGAGTATTAATATTTAAAGTAACAGTTCCAGATGTTCCGCCACCTGATAAACCTGCTCCAGCAGTTACACCTTCAATATCGCCAGAGGCAGGTGTTGCAAATTGGAAAAAGATGGCAGCGCTTGCGCTGGTAAATCTTAAAACTCCACCTTGATTAGTCGCTAAAACTAAAGAACCAGATGTATCAACTGTTGCAGTTCCTGCGGTAATTGTGCAAGCACCTGCTCCAAGATTGATAATTGTTACAATATCGCCCGCTGCAAACAATCCTGTATTAACAGTAATTGTAGTTGGGCTAGCGTTGCTCATTGTTATTGCATCGCCAGCATCAGCGGCAACTAATACATAAGATGCAACCTTTGCATTTGCTGCACCGCCTAGCATTGCTGTCTGTTGCAGCGAAAGCATTTGGGCGGCCGTTAAAACCTGGCCTGTGGTAAACGATTGCTTTGCGATGATATTCTCCTTTTATCAGTAACTCAGAATACCAGAACCCAAGCGACCTTGATCAGTGGTGCTATCAAGGATGAACGCCTGGATTAGAGGTTCTGCGGTTAGTATTTTTGTAGTGAACATACTGTTAGTTATATCGTGCTGAACGCCTTGAACAAATAGTTCTTTGGTAATGGTTGAACCGCCTGGAACGGTTTTAGTTACATTTACCAAATCGAATATCTCTAGGGCTAACCCAGCCACGATTTTGGTAGGTGCTGAGGAATCTAGGAGATTTATAGTCATTGAATCTATGCGGTCAGTTGTATTCTTTCGGGCTACTAGCAGGGTTTGAGCCTGATCTAGCGCCTCAGCATCGGTTTGAACTAGGATTCCTTGCCTCTGCCCTGAGTGCAAAAAGAAGGTATCAATCGATGGTTGATCAAATACATTCTGAGGGGTGCCATTTAATCTAGTAACCGTTACATCATTTACTAGCAAAGTATCATCGTTGGCAAACTCAATTTGATTATAGGTAATTGCTGAACCATCATCGGCAAATACTGTTGGAGTTTCATCAGCCTTTTCACTAACAGTTTCTCTTGATAAAAAGGTTGCATTACCTTCGGCATCAATAAAGAACCCGCCAAACTCTGATACCTCAACCAATTGTAAGGCAGTAAGCAAATCTCTATCAGAGGTGCCAGGATCAGCAATTAGAGTGCTAGTGCCAGCATCTATATCCCTTTGAGATGAAGGCCAACTTACAACATCAAGCAGCGCATTTACTCTGGCTCCTGATAATTGTGGAAAATTGGTGCCAGGTACAGCACTGATTCCGATATTATTTAATAATCTAAAACCATCTACACATTGCAGGGTTACCCTAGAGGTTTCATCGATGCCTAAACCGTAGGTACTGTTGTAGGCTGTAATGTAACCAGAGTAGAGATAGTAGCGATCAGTTCCGCCGCCATCATCATAATCTGCATAAATACGAATCTTGCGTAAAGGTAGTAACTTGCCTGCGTATGGTGAGGATAAATTTTGCGGCGACCAATCGCCATTGTTATCCTCTAAAACTACTGTTGCTAATCCAGCCTCAAATCTGTTTAGAATACGATTTCTGCCTCGGCGAATACTTACCTGCAAGGCAATATTTGAAACATCAACTACATCGCCAGGAGCATCTGCGAGAATACCAGTGCCAAGTGGGGTGGTTGGATCATCGAGCAGAAGGGGGTTTCCAAAGGCAGGGCCGTTTGCAAAGTCAATGCTCACGCCAAGAACTGGTGTGCCTGGCATTACAAATCTAGTTTTCTAGCATTAACTGATCTGCCTGAAGTTTGCCCAGCCAGCAATCCAGTTCTAATTGATTCTTGCAAATCAGATAAGGTAACAGTGCTACCAGCATTATTAACGGTTACATTAACACTACCACGCTCACCTGCTCGATAAGATTGATAATCAGGTAATTGAGAACTTAATAATGGCTTAGGCTTATCACCACGCTCACCTGCTCGAAACTCTTGATAACCAGGCATTGTAGTCATTGGGCTTGGTATTACCTCTGGCCTAACAATATCTTTAGTTATTCTATCAATAACCTTTGGATCAATAGGTTGAACATCAATAGGAGGAACAACAGGAACATTGCCGCTTGGTGGTATTACAAATGAACCTTTACCTACCGCTGCAAGATAATCATTTAAGTCTTTAAGCGCTGTTTTCCAACCCTCGGCTGCGGCTAGTCCTGCTGCATCCCAGCCTGAGCCAAGATTAACATTGCCAGTAACTGAGGCAATATATTTTAGAACTTCATAATTAGTTAAGTTCCATTTATTGGCTAGAAGGTTTACCTCTTGCTCAGAGATTTTGCTATCAGCAATAACCATCAAAATATCAGCATAACGCTGAGCAGCGATATTCATACGCTCAGTTGCATTATAGTTAGCAAGCAGTTGATCGTACATATTCTTTTGAGCAAGGTTTTGTTCTTTAAGAAGGTTTAAACGAACTGCCTCAAGTTGAATAGGATTAGTTTCAGATGTAGGCACTACACCCATTGCCTTTAATTTATTTAAGGCTTCTTGAGTTGCAAGTTGTTTCTTTTGCTCAGCAGTTAGTTTTGCAGTGTTGCCAACTATCTTACCAGTGGCATCAACAACTGCCTTAGCAGCCTTAACCCCAGGTGGGCCATAGACATTTCCCCAACCAGGAGTTAATTTTTTTATTCCTTTAGTTTGATCATCAATTGCATCATTAGTTTTATTTAAAGCCTTATATGCAAGCACCGCTGAACCAGCGAATACTGCTATTGCTGCTGATGCTGCTAATGCTGAAACACCACCTGTTGCAAAAGCGGTGGCGATTCCTGCGCTAGTGGCTGATGCTGTTTGTTTAACAAAAGCGATTCTTAACAAATCAATTATTGCAATTAATGCGGCAACTCCAGCATAAACCTTAGTTGCAGCAAAGGTGGCAAATAGTAATGTTGAAAGAACTTTTAAAGTTCCAAGATTGCGGCTAATAACACCAAAAAAGTCGGTTACATTTTGAATTAGAGTAGGAATTTGCCCAAGGATGGTTGATAAGCCAGCAGCCAATTCATCTTTATTTGCATTAATCCAAGCCTCTAATTGAGGTAAAACCTGAGTTGAAATTACAGTAGCAAATTGTTCAATAACAGGCAAAAGGGCATAACCAAGGGTTTCAAGGATTTCGCCATAAGCAATATTTAAACCCTTTAATCTACCTTCTAAAGTTTTAGCACGAACATTAGCCTGATCTTTAAAGGTATCATTTAAAACATCAAGAGCCTTATTAAAATCTTTTGATTTAATAGTATTGGCATCAAGTGGAATACCAAGGCGAGTAAGAGCGCCAAGGTTTCCATTTACGGCCTTACTTAACGCTAAAGAAACAGTTTGTAAATCTTTGCCTGTTCCAGCAGAAACATTAAGCGCAGTTCCAAGTAATGATTGCGCAGAGGCAACATCGCCAGTTGCTCTGGCTAGTGTAGCCAGCGCTGGGCGGAGTTCATCATCGGCAACAGAAACTTCTTTTTGTAATAAAGTTATGTAATCCTCAGTGCTTGCAATAACTGCATCTGTTGCACCAACAGTATTTCTTAAAGTAGAGGCAAGGAGTGCTTGGCTTTTTTGATCATCCATTGCTGCACGAACTGCATCAGTTCCAATTTTAACAGCAAACGCACCGACAGCAGCACCTGCTGCGGCAAAGGCTAATGCGCTTTTTTTGGCAAAATTATCAAAATCTTTACCAAGTTTTGCAATATCTTTTCGAGCAGCCTTGGAACCTTTATCAGTGTATTGCGTAATAATTCGAGCAACAATTGAGCCAAGGGCCATTTTAACTCCTACTGTTTAAATTGTTTTGTAATGTTTTTTTAGCATCCTCTAGGGCTGCTGCAACTCGTTTTTGAATTGCCTCTTTATCTTTATCAACAACTGCCCAAATAAGGCGGGAGGCTTTACCAAATGAGTTACTTAAATATCTAATAAATTGATTTCGTGATGCGTTGCCACGCCTGCCCGCAACTTCAAATATTGCACCAGCGGCGCTCTTATTAATTAATGCGCCAGCGCTAGTAGTGTAATCACCACGAACTTTGCCTTGCGCTCTACTTTTAACAATACCTGTTTGAATTTCGCTTACATCCCAGGCTGGCCAGCCAGCGCCACCCCTACTTCTAGGATTAGTGGCTGGAGTTTTGCGCCAGCCACGCATCGGAGTTCCATAAGCAGGATTTGTGAATTGAACAACTAGATTATCTGCTGATCTTTCAGCCCTGTTTAATTCATCATTAATTACTTTATTAAATTTCCTAGCCGCTGCTTTATCAAACTCTTTTAACGCATCAATTGTTTCTTTGATACCTGTTAAAACGATAACTTCATCGGCCATATTTATTTGCCTTTGCTCTTTCCTTTAGATAGGCGAACATTGCTTCTAAGACACCATCAGGGGCATCTATCAAATCAATAGGAGAGATGCCCAACTCCACCGAGGCCGTTGCAATTGCAAAGGTTAGGCTATCTCGGTGGATTCTGAATTTGGGTCAGAAACCATCTCTACTGATTCAAGTGTATCTAAGAACTCAGGGCCAAAGGGTTTTACAACTCGGCCATTATCTTTCAAAGATTGCCAGGCGAGGTAGTAGATGTGTTCCATCTTTTGATCCTCTGCAAATAATTTTGCCAATCCTTTACCAAACTTTTGTTCAAAAGCAACGATGGTGCGAGGGCGTAGTGAAAAAACGCTATCTACACCATCGTTAGTTTTGATCTTTAGTGATAATCCATCCATCTTATTTCCCCCTAGTTAGTTATGTGGTTGTTTTTGTTATTGCACCTGATATTGGCCAGGTAACACTTGCTGTTGCTAGTTCACCGACGGCACCAGATAGTGGCTGCCATTCTGAAACCAAGGCGTTGAACGCAAATTGCGGGTTGCTCGTAGTTGTAGTTCCTGCTACTGGCTTAATTACCATTGCAGCAGAAGTTCCAATTGTAGGGTAAATAATTGATTCAAGAAGTCCAGAACTGAAATCCTGGAAAAATTCAATCGTTACCTGATTATCGGCTAATCCTGCAACTCTAGTGCGTGCAGTATTTCCAAAAGATGTTGTATCGACAACATCTAGTGAGGTGCTTAAAGTTATTGAACTTACATAACTTGAAACATCAGTACTTGCAAAAGTAACTGAAGCGTTAGTTAATACGATTCTTGCCATTATGCAACCGCCTTAGTTATTGCGCCAGAGATTGGCCAAGTAACAGATGCGGTGGCTAATTCGCCAACTGCGCCTGATAGTGGTTGCCATTCTACTACTGCCGCAGAGCATGTATAGGAAGGGTTGGTTGCGCTAACTGCTGATGAAGTTGGTTTTACAACAACTGTTGTATTAGTTCCAATTAGTGGGAAAATTGTTGCTTCTACACTTGATGTTGCAAAATCTTGATGAAACTCAAGAGTTAGGGAATTATCAGACAAACCAGCAACGCGAGTTCTTGCCGCAGTTGATGAAAACCCTGTTGTTTCTACGACATCATTAGATGTGCTTAAAGTTACACTTGCGATATGATCAGATAAATCAACTGCATTTATCGTGATCTGCGCATTTGTTAATACGATTCTTGCCATTATTTGTCGGCTCCTTCTTGGATTGCTGGTTTGGTTGTTCCCCCACTTGCCTTAATGTGATCGCCAGCAATCAGTGCTTCGATGTTGGCTCCTGCATTAAGCAATTCTTTTTCGGTGATTGTATCACCTTTGATTTTGTTACAAACTTTTAATTCTGAAGTAATTATGTAAGACATTTTTTCTCCTTATCCATAAAGTGTTACGCGGTATCTATAAGATAGAAATAAAGCGCCAGCAGATTCATAAGTGCCACCTTCAGCGCTAATAACCCTAAGTGTGTTTACTGCTCCACCTAAAGTTCTATCACCTTCAATTGCAGTTTTTATTGAGCCAGCACCTGTTCCTGCTAGAAAAGCATCTAACTTATCCTGAGCAACTCTTTCTGATAGGCGTTGAACAATCACCAACACATCGCAATTTGCTTGGTCTAAACCTCGCGCATTGTTTAAATCGAAGGTGAAATCTAATTGACCAACAATCGCTGCTGGTGGGCTAACAGTATCTGGAATTAAATCATAAACTCTAAGCCCAGTAATTGTTTGAAGGCGAGTTTTTAAACCATCTCTAACATTGCTTGGGATCACTTAGCCAAGCCGCCGTTCTTGCGGAATGGGCGAAGTAGAACTTCAACATCAGCATCCAAGCGAGAATACAATCTAACAGTTCCCATCTCAGGGCTACCTGCAATTCCAAATGGTGATTGCCTGCGACCAAATAAGCGTGATGATTGAATGAGAGTTGCCATATTAACTTCAGGTGGTACTGCGGTGAATCCCCAAACACCTTTTACTCTTACTGCTTGAGGTAGTTGATATGGGAAAATATAACTGCCTATTGCTAATAATCTATTATATGGAAAACCTTTAATTGGATTATTGATTGGCTCAACCATAAAATCAGTGGTAGTAAAAACTGTTCCGTAAGTAAAATCAAAGTTATCATCAGTAGCAATTTCACTAACAGTAGTTATATCATCAACATTAATTGTATAAGGATCAAGGGCGGTGTAATAGCGGGTAACTGGTGAACCCACGCTGCCATTAACATAAAAGAAACGCTCAGTATAATCATCAATCATCCTACTAGCAGAAGTAATAGCAGCCTCTAAAGCAGTATCATCTACTGAATCAGTGATATTTAATGAGGCTTTTAATTCAGCCAATGTGCAGTAGCCGTTAGTTATTGCCACGCTTTATCCTTCTTTCCGCTTTAGGTAAAATCGCTCTTTCAAGTTGCGGCTGGGCAGTAGCCGTTTCTTTAGGTTTAATTCTTTTATTAAAAATCTTTTTTAATTTTTCCATAATTTATGGTGCCTATCATCTAGCCAGTATGATTTTTGATGAGGCAAAATTGCCCCTGTATGCACATATATTGGAAAACCAAGGGAACGAATGCGACGGCTGAAAAGTAAATCCTCGCCAATCCATTCGCCATTTACTGGGCCATCCCAAAACCAACACCAATTTTTACCCATACTAGGATCGGCTGTTTCACGCATCTTTTCAAGAACGCTGCGGTGAATTAAAAGGCAACCTGTACCTGCGGCATCTATTTCAAAAACTTTGTTCTCATCATATTTATAGAGAGGTAAGAATCCCTCTGGTGCATCTTGGAATATTGCTGGAACTGGTTTTGGATATTCACTCTTGCCATCATTAAAAGCAGCAAATACCAATCCTGCTACAACTGGCCGTTCTAAATCGTGGGCTGTATCAATCAACTTATCAAAAGTTGCAACACCTAGTTGCTGATCGCTGTCCACCATCAAAAGCCAATCAGATTTTGTACTATCCAAAAATTGTTTAACTATTTGATTACGAATCTTAGAAAGTAATCCTGAACCTTTAACTCTTACAAATGGCCCTAATCTTGATGATCTTGATTGGGCTAATTGAATTAATGTGTAGGCAAACGATCCATTTACTTGGCCTGAATCGCAAGAACCTATTGTTACTTTATGTGCGCTTTTCATAGTTCCCCCGAACTACTTAGGAGTTTAGGTGGCTTAATCGGGGGAGGTTAAGCCACCTAAACAGTTCTTAATTGCCTTCTAAATTAGAAGGATGGTGCTGCTAAACCAGTTCCGCTAATGATTGATGCGGCTAATGGATAGCGTTCTGCGGTGAAGGCTGCATAACCATAAACAACTGTTTTAACAGTTAGGTTACTTGCGCCTGTTGCCTCAAAACGAAGTGAGAATGGTGATCCTGGTTGCTCGAATAGGTGCATCTCGCGTGAATCAACCAAATAGATTTCATCTTGATCAGTGCTTAGAGTAGTTTGAACTGAAGCATCTGCAATAATTGGTAATCCAAGTAGTGAATAACCTGAGTTTCCATATTGTGCAGTGCCTGCTCCTGTTGCAACGGCGTTCATTGGGCCGTTTGCTGATGGAACTACTAATGGGCGATTTGAACCATCAACGCCTGCTAGCAAGAATGCTAGGCGGCGTGGGTGCATAATCCAATGTGTTGGAGTTGTAAATACATTGCTTTGAACTAATTGCAGTGCATTTGCCAACTTAGGATACAACAACGCAACAGTAGGAGTTGTTGCAGTAAATGTTACTGCGTTTCCACCTGAAGCGCGGATACCCTTGATAGTTCCGTTTGTTCCAGCACCATTGATAATCTGTGAGTTCAATGTTGTGTGCCATGAACGAATTAGATCGCCAACTACAAAGGCATCAATTCCTGTTCCACGCTCAATTGCTTGGCGTGATAGGTCTTGCTGTCCAGCGATAGTGCGAACATTTACAGTTAGCAAAGTATCATCAGCATCAGTTTCAGAAACATCAGTTGCCTGAGTTTGTTGAATTGCTGTTGATGTGCCAGTAGTCATACGGCTAATGTTTAAAGTCATTCCAGCCGCTGGTAGCGCAATCTTATTAGTTGCGAAATCTGCGGTCGGACGACCAGCCCGAGCAAGGCCTGCGGCTAAATTCGTGAGATACTGAGGAACCACTAAACCTTCATAGTTTGCAGTTGTTCCATCACGGCGTTCAACTTCCTCCTCGCGCATGTGGCGAGCAAGACGATCTGAAGCACTGAAATCTTGCTTGAACTGAGAATTGTAAGCATCTCTAATAAATGATGCTCCTGAATTTTCAGTATAGGTACGCTCCTCGCGGGTTACCTTTGCACCACCAGATTTTGGCATTGCTACATCTGCAACTGCTGCACGAACTTCTGCAACCTTTGCATCTGCATCTGCCTGGGTCTTTAGGTTTTCAATCTTTGAATCTAGTGAGCGTGATTCTTCAACTAGGGCATCTACCTTAGTTGTTTCATCAGCAGTTAGATCGGTGCGATTCTCTGCGGCTACTGCCTCAAGAACTGCATCCATCTCTGCCTTCACTGCATCACGGCGTTCAATTACTTTGTCTAAGTAAGACATTAATTTAACTCCTTGGTTAGTTGAAAATTGAGGTGGTGGCGATACCTTGCGCGGCGCTAAAGGGTGCGCAGTTCGCTCCGACTTCATCTGCTGTATTTTTACAACAGAAATTTATTTTGTATTATTGATTATTGCTTGGGCTAGGCGTAATGAAATCTTACGGCTTGCCTCATCTGATGGTTCTTTAAGAGGTGCGATATTTCTTAATTCACTTCTCTTATGCCCAACTAGAGTTTCAGTTGCAACATAACCATCGCGTAATTCTCTGTAAAGTCTGATTAAAACTGCTGGATCATCATCCTCGGCAGTAATGCTAAATGTTGAATCAGGAATATTTAAAACACCTTCTTGCAACACTCGAACGATTCTGCCTCTTGCAGTTCCACCACTTGAATCCCATTCGACAAAATCACCGACTACATCAGTAGCCCGCATATCATCATCATCCTCATCATCGTAACTAGAGGTATCTTGATCTAAGAAGGTGGACATAACCTGGAAGGCTCTCATAATATATTCGTGGCCTTCATCTAAATCTGAAAATACACTTTGCAGAACTACCATATCCTCTGGGCTAACATCTCGCCCTGACTTTGCTGCCTCAAGTGCCTTAGCAATTTTCTCTCTAGCCTCAACAGTTGTAGTTGGATAGGCTGGATAAGTTACTACTGATACATCGCCATCGGCTAATGAAACCTCAGTTAAAACTCTACGGCTACGATCATCGCTCCACTTTTGACGGATAACTCTAAAACCAAAACTCATCTGATCTACATCGCCACGCTCAACCAGTTTGTAAATATCTCTGGCCTCAGTGGTATCTGCTAACTCTGCTTCAAAATATAATCCACGATCATCCTCATTTAATTTTAATGTGCCATTCTTTGATCGTGCTAATGGCAAACCTTCGTGATTGATAAGTAAGCGCACATCTGGAGTTTCAGTTAATGTTTTACGAAATGCTCCTGGTGCAATTGATTCTTTAAATGGTAGTGGCACACTTGATTCATTAAATACAGCAGCATATCCAGCAAGGCGCATAGTGCCATCCTCTGCTGATCTTGCTTGAACATCTTTTACTGTATAAGTGCGGCGTTCAATCTTTTTCATTTCTCTCCTTGATTCTGCTTCTGCATTCAGAGCATCAATTTTGCGTTGCGCCCAATTCTGCGCTCTATCTGAAAAATTGCTATCCCCACCCCAAAGAAGCCAAGCAACTAAGCCTGCTCCTGGATAACCTGGATCGGATGGATTACTGTTTGAAGGTGCTTTACCATCAACTTGATGGCGAGCAAACCAGGGAGCCATCTTTCTTACCTTTGGTTCTGTTATTTTTCCAGCAGCCATATCTCTTGCTGCTGCGATGGTGGCTGGTACTAAACCATCGCCCCCAAAACCTTCACTATAATATTTTAAGCCACGCTTTGCGTTAGCCCTAATAAATGAAGGAACACTTAAATCAACTTGCCTATTTGCCTCATCTGCCTGCCAAGCATTGCAGTAATAAGCGCCATCAACATAATCTAACCATTTTTCACACCATGCTTTAGTGCCTGCATCGTTTTGCTTTTGCTCATTGTAGAAATAACAATTACCGCAGGCTCTACCTTCAGGAACATCATCTGCGAGTGCGGGTCTGTAATTATCAGGCAAGGCACGCTTAGAAACTTCGCCACCTGGCTCCATATCCTCAGCAATTGAAACTGCAACCATCTGATCTATTGCATCTTGCTTAGATGTGTGGCAACCGATAGTTGTATAAGAACCATCAGATTCCTCTTTTACAGTTGCCCAACCAGCGCAATCGCTTTGTTTATCAGATATTAAATATGGCATAAATTCCTAAACTAAAAGTAAAACTTCTGCATCATCATCAAGTATTGAGAAATCAATTTGAGATTTTGATTTACTTGATAACTTGCCTAGTTTTGTATTGGCTTTTGCAACCTTTATTGAAACTGTTATTTTTACAGGCTCAATAATTTCAGGGAAGTTAGGCTGGATATAATTAGGCTGACCAACTTGGCCTTGAATTACCTCACCACTTGGCACACTTGCGCTAGCAGATAAGCCACCTAAAGCAGCAGTTGCCGAAACAACATTTGTTATTTGCGCAGTGGCGCTGGCAGTGGATGAACCTAGATTTGCCGTTGCCGTTGCGAAGGTGATCGGCCCTAGAACATCAACATCTAACTCAGATGAATCTAAGACAAACTGAGCCATTTACTAACTCGCTAAAGTTAGTGAAACTGTTAATGAACCACTTGGGATTGTAAAGGTATCTCCAGCAGTGTAGGCATTACCTGCAACAGTTCCTGAGAATAGGAAGTTGCCTGCGGTTAGATTATCCCAAACAGTAAAGAATGTGGCATCCTCAGAACCTGCAATATTGCTCCAACTTATATCAGCATCAGAAGTTAATCCGCCAGTAGCGGCAGCGCCAAAAGAAACTGATTTGCGAGTTGTTTCAGTAGCAGGGTTTGCAGTTCCTGCTGAACCTGGATCGCCAATATGTA